CTCAATGTACTTATTCCGCCCATCGGACGCAGTGCCGTTGGTGATGTCAATGGTATTAGGGCTACCGCTTGACCCAGCCGCCGCCAATGTGACCTGCACAATGCCGTTAATAGCCTGATCGATAAGGTCATAGTTGGTATTGGCGGTGGTGCCCCACGTTCCTGATTGTTCACCAGTTCCGGGTTTTTCAATACCAAGGTTCGTAGTATAGGTGCTTGCCATTTCTCATCCTCACGCGGCGATTTCTGTCCAAACAGTTCCCGGATTTGGTTTGACTTCACCCCAAACTAACACATAAGGTTCATTTGTGGTAGCCGAAACTCCCGTTGGGAAGACCGTCGCCTTTGCATCAATTGTAACTTGACCTACGGCACCAGTGGCACTCACACCAGTCACATCTACGTCTACCGTAGTGATCACGCTGATGGTACCGACTGCGCCCGTAGCCGCTATGCCTGTTGCGGGGATGTTGGCTTTTGCAATAACGCTTACGCCATCGACCGCCCCCGATGCGGTCACGCCTGTGGGGAACACTTGGGCTTGCGCGTCTACTGTAACCGCGCCACCTGCCGCCGTGCCCGCTACGCCAGTGACAGGCACAACCGCCTGTGCATCTACCGCAACGCTGTCTACTTGGCCTGTACCAGCAACCCCAGTTACCGATACATTGGCTTCTGCAATTACCAATACAGAGCCGACCGTTGTTGATGCCACCAAGCCCGTTACAGGCACATTGGCTTGAGCATCTACCGTAACGCTACCCGCCGCCCCCGTTGCAAACGGCAAGCCACTCTGGCTCCAAGGGCCATCGCCCCAGCCAGCACGGCCCCAGCCGCCTATGGGGACGATAACACTTGTCATCAGGCGATCCGGATAATTGCGTTACTCGCGTCCGCCGTGGGGAACACGATGGTAAAGTCACCCGCCGTAGACGTCTTGTCGCCGCCAAAGTCCAGTACCACAACGGTCGGGTTGCTTACGCTCACCGAGGTCGTGTTGGGCGTGGTGTTGTAAATCAACGCGCCGCGTGCCGTGATAGTTGCCGTGCTAAAAGTCAGGTCGGCAAAATCGGTAAAGGCCGTGGTACCACTGGTCGTGGGGTTGACGTTAGTCAGCGTGCCACCGCCTGCGGTGTAGCCCGTGCCCGACACTTCGTCAGACGCCGTGTAGGCTGTAGTCGCCGCAGTAAACGAGGCGTTGTTGTCGTACAGCGCCAGCTTGAACGTATCGCCCGTGCTAGCATCAAAGTCGTGTACGCCGTAAAGGAGCTCCTGTTTGAAGCTCGTGCACATGAAGTTACCCGTGAAGGCCATCTTACAATCTCCTTATGAGTTCAGCGAGCTTCGGTTGCCCCGCGTTGCACAGCTCATTGTATACAGTGGTTCTATCGCTTTTGATAGCCTCACGCATATAAAAAGTCACTAGCGCATGCAGTTGCTTCTTATAGGCTCGGGCTTGGTCCCGGATAGCAGGGTGCGCGGAGTCCGACACCGAAACAATGCGGTCAACGCAACGCTCGGCAATTTCCTCAGGGGTAAAACCACGGTGGCTCACCGCTTCTACCCTGATTCCTAAATCTACTGCGCCTTCGGCGGGTGCTACCATCATTGTTTAGGTCTCCGTACTCGGCCTACGCGGTACTCGTCAGTTACCTCTTTTGCTTCGCCGAGGAGTTTCATACCAACAATGGCATTCTGCAATGTTTTGTCATATTGAGCAACCAAATCTTGTTCACCTTTCATAAAAGTGTACGCTTCGCTCAAACTGCCATACAACATTGCCATCGGTGCATTGGTGCTCAACCACGTCGTGCCACTGTCGGCCAACGTGGTCAAGCTGGCGGGGCGGTACAAGTAGTGGAGCTCTACTGCAAACGCCGCGCTAGGTGTGGGCGCGACAATGAAGTTATTCACGTCAAACACCGCGTAGTAGCGCGGATTGCCCGTAACCGTAGGGTCAGGCGCAAACTCACGCATAAAATCTACGTCTTTGAAGTCCATATACTGACTGTTGCCACTGCCGTCTACATAGCTAAAGCTAAACGGCGCGAGGAAGTCGCTCGGGCAAGCAATGTATTGGTCGCCCGCATTGAACGTGGCAGTCTGGTTCTTGCGGAACAAGTCCAACTGCACATTCTTAAGGATGCGCTCTTCCGCATTGCGGATAAACACAGGCAGGTTGTTAACGAACGTGGTCTCGTCGTTTTCAGTGTAATCCTGAATCGCCTGCTTAAGCTGACCGTATGTAAAACTCATGGCGTCGACACCTCCACGCTACCCACCGAGGCAACCGCCTGCGTGGACAAATTAGCTGGCGGCGGGAACACCGTCTGCCCCACCACCACAGTTTGCGGCTCAACCCGTGCAGGGCGCGGCTCGTACAAAGCCTGCGGCTCAAACGGCGGCGGGTCTGGCTCAAGCTGGGGGTGCTTAACTTCAAAGCACTCCTGACACACCTTGAACCCCGTCCATTCTTTACGCAAGGTCAGGTACGGGTGCTGTTGCCCGCATCGGTCGCATATTGCGAGTGATTTTTTACCTACCGCGTATCTCATGATATGAACGAATAATAATCCCTGCTGGGGGTTAAACTCAGGCTCGCGCGGTCGCGGTCTTCTGCCGCCGCACGCTCAAACTCTTCTTCGTAGATTGCCTTAAGCATCTGCATGCGCTCAGGGGCACGCTTGATGCTGATGTAATAGGCCAACCCCGCCGCAAGACACGGGTAAAACCTAAATGGCATGTCCATAGTGTTCTGCGCGGCATCGGCATCATCCATACGGGTCAGGCGGTCGTACACCAGCGTGTAGGTCGTGGCACTATCTGGCGTGGGCCACAAACGCACCACGGGGTTAATCTGCCTGTCCACATAATACTGCGTCGGGCGGGCCTGCGTATTCTTGGTAGGGATGTTGATCCACGAATCACGGCTTACACGGCTAATGTTGATATCGCTCTGGTTTGCCGTACCACTATTGGTACGGATAACCGCACTGAGAATATCAATCGTATCCGTGCCAAGGTTGTACTCTGCCGTGCCTGCAACCAACGTGAGCGTAGTCTGCTGGATTGTCCAACGGTTTAGCCCACGGTTGGCCCAGTCGGCCAGCATAAGGTTAAGCGATCTCCGCGCAGTCTTAAGGTCGTACCCTGTACGCACCTCAATACCGCAACGCTCAAACGCCTCTTCAATGTAGTCAGCTACATCGAGTTCAAAGTCTGTAGAGCCGGAGACCGCCATACCCTATACTCCTTACGAGCAAGGCCCTTTAACGACCTTGCCACCTGCTTTCATTTTCTTACGGCCTGCACCGCCTGCCGCCATCTGCTTGCGCGGGGCCATCATTGCACCACCGCCCATCATTTTCTTGCGACCGTAGCCGCCACCCATTTTTTTCATACGCTTCATGTCGAGCTCCTTAAAGTCTGCTTCAGTGATTGCATCGCGCGGCTCCGCTATACGAGCCAACTTCTTTTGCTTGGGACTGTATTTGCTAAACGGCATTATGAACACGGCCCCTTGACAATTTTACCGCCCTTGGCGGCTTTCTTACGCTCTGGGAACCCCGCCTTCATGTTGGCATACGCCTCAGGCGAGATAGTGGATTTGCTCTTAGGGCGCGACGTACCAGCACGCCTGCGCGCATTGATGTTGTCGCACAAACCGCGTCTCTTACCCATGGTGCCCTCCACTTGCTTACGTTCTTGTCCCCGCGTGATAGGCATTATTGCCCACCTATTCTCATTAGCATAGCAATGAACGCATCGCTATTCATTAATCCTGCAAAGACCAAACCACCTACCAGCATCCACTTTGCTTGAAACACGGCCTTTTTGACCTCGCTCATATCGCTGTGTAACTGGTCCACTTTTTCAACTATATGCTTTTGCTGGGTTTTCCATTCAGTGAACTCGACCTCGAGCTCGTGTATTGTCTTATCTGCCATGAACACCACCCCATTACCACGCTTTACAGGACCAGTATCTGGCGCTGAACTTGTCCTTTGCCGTATCACAGTTGTGACGAGCTCGGAAGTTTTTGCGTCGAGCGGGTTGGTCTTTTTTAATTGACATATTAGGGTCGCCAAAGCGGACAAGTTTAACTTGGTCACCCTTCTTTGCGAGGACGGCAGACTTTTTGGGTCCGTTAGGTGTGCGCTTGGGTTTGTTATAGCCACTGAACGTTTCCCCTCTATACTGCAATCGCCCGCTAGGGGTTCGCTTGACGTTTTTGGTTGTCGCCATTAGAACGAGTCTCCCCCGTTTTGAATGTAAATAAACTCCATTGACGCGGACACATTGAAGTCAACCGTCCCCGAAGAAGAAAACGCTCTCATTTCCAAGTCTGTTTTTTCTGTGAACTTTAACGGGTAAGTATAAAACTGTTCGTGTGCGCCATCTGTCAGGGTAAATCTTTCTTTTATCTGGAAGACTTCTCCGTATGGCCTAGCAACAAGACTAGCATTTAAGAGAGCTTTGGTGTTGGTAGAGGTTCCTGTGGATAAAGACATTTTTGTAAGGAATGCTGTATATCCTGCGGGAACTGTCCAAAGAGCCATCAATGTTTGGTTGTCGCCATCACCATTTATGGTCAGGTAAATATTAGCTGGAAC